ATGGTTACTAAAACAACATTCAAAAAGAAGTTTCCGGATGTTAAAGTCCAGAAGTTGCAAACCGAAGTGGTATTTAGCAGAAAGCATGTAGAAGATACTGTTTTACAAATGTGCGAAATGATGGGGTTAGGATTGCTTCATTACAGTTATTCCAATAAATGGATAACAGTCTATACTTCCGAGAAAATGAAAAAGGCACTGGATTCAATGAAACCGGGAGCTGAAGTATTCCATGAACATTATGGAGTATATGGCAAGGTCATTAGCGAAGAACCTTTCATTATCTGTGGGGAACTGTGTATTCGGGTTGATTTCGGAGGAATGCTGGAAAGTGGAGTATACAGTTGTACATGTTTTGTAATATGACGATATGAGTAAGGACTATGAGAATACATTATTTCTACAAAAAAGATTACCGTAAAGGTTTCTATGACCTTACGATTGTTGCCTGGTTGGAAGAAAAAACAATATCCAGGCAAGGAGATGCCAGGTTGAGTTTTAAAGAACTGGAACGCCTTGATATTTTTATTTCCAAAAGTCCGGACTTTCAGGCCCATAGAATCAACCATAGCTTTGGAAAGAATAGTTGTATAGGACATTCTGCTTATACTCGTAAAAAACTGGTAGAGGATATGGGAAAATGGGGACTTAAGCCTATTGACAGGCGGAACTATGAAAGATTCCGGAAAGAAGCCCTTGCGCTTTACTATGAACAATCCTTGATTGATTTCTCGTCTTTCAAAGGGAAGCAGACATATACTATCCGTACAATAATTGGAGATTGACGTATGATATTAAATAAGAAAGGAATAAAAGATATGGATGATTACCATATAACAAAATAAATAATAGTATGGCATGCAATTGTAGAGAACAGATAACGAAAATGATTCGTGAGCAATTAGGTGATCCATTGGCAAATATTCGTGGTGTGATATGTTTTGGCAAGGATGGTGTTGTCCAGTTCAAGCCGACGGTTGCTATCACGTATCGGAAAAAGAAAAAAGATGGTAGCCTTTGTAAAACACAAAGTGAGATGGAACTTTCATACGAATATTGCCCGTTTTGCGGACATAAATTTGAAGAAGATAAAAAAAATAAAAAGGAGAATAAACAATGAGAAAAGGTCAGAAAGTACGTCTGCTTGCAGACAATACGATCGGCACTATTGCCGACAGTACATTCTTTAAGTTGAATGGTCAGAAACATATCCGTTATCTGGTGGTAACCAGAAAGAATAAACAAGGTTGCTGGTATCCGGCTGATAAGTTGGGCGATGTGAAGGCACTCGTAAATGCAACAATACGGAATGAGGATAACAAGCAGGAGATGTATGTGAGGGTGTGTTATGATTATGAGAAAAAAGAAGTTACTGTTAACATGACGGGGAAACCGGAGAACCTGAAGGAACATACAGGTCTGCACGTGGGAGTAGCAACCTGCTTGATAGGTGGGATTAAAGGGCAGTATTAGTTTGTCCTTCCGCCTTTCCCTATAGTTTAATTTCTTTGCCCCAAACTTCTCATTATGATTACTGCTACTCAGATTTACGCTGTTACCCGCGACGGATTAGACATCATCCTGTATTATTATCCGCAGGCGGAAGAGTGTGTTGATGATAAGAAATATAAGAAAAAATTCAAACGCAGGCTGGACGAGGATGATGCGTCCGCCTGCATCCGTAAGTTTAAGGAGTGTTACAAGGTGACCGATTTCGGAGATACCGGTACAGCCATGAGTCCGATAGACATCTGTATGTACGAGGAGAATCTGCGCTTTCCGGAGGCCATTGCCAGGCTTGCCGCCCGGTATAATGTAACGGATGAGTTGAACAGGTCTGTTAACAAGCCTGATATACGGAAGCGTCCGGCCACTGCTGAAGAAAAGGAAGGCGCCCAGTTCTTTGAACTTGAGGAGAGGTTTACGGATGAACAGCTTCGTGTGCTTGGTCCGCGTGTGAAGCAGGAACATGTGGATGCGCTGCACTGGTACGTGGCCAAATCCTTTTCTTATGTCCGTAACAGGGAAGTGACTACCAAGTACACGACACCCACCTATCCGATTTTCATGCGTGAATGCGTGATAACGGATAAGGACGGCAATATTACCAAGTTCTATAAGAAGTATGAACCGTTGAATCCGGATAAGCAATGGCGGTTCAGCTATACTCCTGAAGGGGTCAAGCCCAAGCTATATATCAACGGGTTCTATGAGCTTCAGAAGGCATTCCGGGATTTCAATGCCCAGGAAGAGAAACTGTTCTTCCAGGACCCTAAGAATAAGGATGCCCAATATAAAGATAAGAAGCTGCCGGAAGCATTTATCTGTTCAGGTGAACGTGATGCTTTGTGCGTCCGTGCTTTCGGCTGTCATCCGCTATGGTTCAATTCGGAGACTTATAGAGTTTCTCCGGAAGAGATAAAGGAAATTTATAAATACGTGGAGGTGATTTATAACATTCCCGATATTGACTCTACCGGTGTACGGAAAGGAACGGAACTTGCATTGCGCTTCCTCGATATTCATACGGTGTGGTTGCCTTCCTGGTTGTCCGATTATCGTGACAACCGGGGCAAACCCCGCAAGGATTTTCGTGACTTTGTGGGATTGCGACCACATAATGAAGATTTTCGCAATCTGCTTACATTGGCGATGCCTGCACGTTTTTGGACGAAGAACTGGAGCGAGCGCAGCAAGAAGGAATCTTATGATATTAATACGGCTTATCTGCATTATTTCCTTACCTTGAACGGTTTCTATACCTTGAAAGATGAGACTACGGACGATGTGAGGTACATCAGGATGAACGACTGTATCGTAAGGCAGGTGAATGCGAAGGATATTTCCGCATTCCTGAAGGGCTTTACGATAGAACGCTTCCTTCCGGTGGATATTCGTAATCTTATTCTGAACTCGCCTCGTACCGGAGAATCCTCGCTGTCCCAGTTGGATGAGATAATGCTGGACTTTACGAATTATACTTCTGAGAGCCAGTTCTTGTTCTTCAGCCATGTGACATGGGAGATAACCAAGAATGGGATAACCGAGTACAAGGGGGCGATTCCCCAAAAACGGTGCGTATGGGAGAACAAGGTGATACAGCACAGGGTGAGCATCCTTCCGCCCATGTTCCGGTATACCCATTCGCTCGATGCGGAGGGACGTGATGTGTTCGGGGTGGATGTATTGGAACATAAGAGCTGTTTCTTCAGCTATCTTATTAATACAAGCCGGGTACATTGGCGTAAGGAGCTGGAGACTTCCTGGGAGAATAAAGGGGTGACAGAGGCCGATAGATACCGGCATGAACATAAGTTTGATATTGCCGGGCCGCTGCTGTCGTCTGAAGAGATTCAGGAACAGAAGTTGAATCTGTTGAATAAGATATATGCCATTGGTTATAATCTTCACAGATACAAGTCCCCCTCACGTGCGTGGGCGCTTTATGCAATGGATAATAAAATAGGTGAGGATGGCGAATGCAATGGCCGTAGCGGCAAGTCTTTTCTTTTTAAATGCTTCAGGTTTTTCATGCGGACGGTTAATCTTTCCGGACGAAATCCGAAGCTGCTGGATAATCCGCATGTATTTGACCAGGTGGATAAACATTCGGATTTCGTTCTGGTTGACGACTGTGACAGATACCTGCCGGTATCTCAGTTCTATGATAATATAACCAGCGGTATGACCGTTAACCCCAAGAATAACAAATCCTTTTTTATAGAGTTCGAGGAATCGCCGAAATTTGGCTTTACGACAAACTACGTGCCCCGTGATTTCGACCCTTCAACCAATGCCCGGTTGTTGTATATGGTATTCTCCGATTATTATCATGAAAAGACTGCGGAGAATGACTATTTGGAAACCCGTTCTATCCGTGATGATTTTGGCCGTAACCTTATGACAAATGACTACACGGAAGAGGACTGGAACCAGGACCTTAATTTCTTCGCTCAGTGCTTGCAGTTCTATCTGGCCATGGCCGATAAGGGGATTAAGATACAACCGCCCATGGAGAATATTATTAAGCGTAAGTATAAAGCGGATATGGGGGCCAGCTTTGAGGATTGGGCTTATGGCTACTTTGCGGAAGAAGGAGAGCATGTGAACCAGTTTATCCAACGCGATATCGCGTATGATGATTTTGTCGCATTCGCCAAGGTTCCCAAATCCTATTGGACAATGCAGCGTTTTACCAAGGCACTGAAAGGCTTTGCAAATCTCTGCCCCTACATTGAGGTCTTGAATCCGGAGGAGCTGCTGAATGCCTCCGGACGACTGCTGCGAAAAGTGGAAGGGCAGACCAAAGAGATGATTTTTTTACGTACCATTCCGAAAGGAAGTGAATCCGCTACATTCATACCTGATATAGATAGTAATGGAAACATCCCGTTCTGATTTGATATGCCGTTATGAAACCTATCTTCCGGTCATGATGCGGGTAACCGGATTTTATGAGTATGCCCGGCAGGTTTATGATTATCTGGAGCTGATGAAGCCCGGTAGTGTATTGAACTTGCAGGCCTCACAGGAAGAACATCTGAAATGGCTGCTTGTTACAGTCGGTGCATTTCTTGCAGCTTCAGAACATTGGATGGATTTTGAAACGAATGATGATTACACCAAGTTGCGGCGTAAACCGCTTGCTGACAATTTTCGCAGGCTCATGCGTAGGATGTAAGACCGTATGGGTGGTATTTGGAAAGCTCCGGACACATTTTGTCCGGAGCTTTTACTTTTTTAAGGCAAAGGCGCCGTTCTCTTGCCCTTTGGGTTTTCCACACCTTTCCCCTATTTACTACTAAATATTTGTAACTCTGTAACCTCTGTTTGAAAAGTGAGATAAAACATTATAAAATAGAAAGATAATAGGGTTACAAAACTGTCACAAACTTTGGTTACAAAAAAAGGCGGTTTGTAACTCTGACGTTTACAGGTCGGTTTTCTGCATAAGGTAACAAAGTGATTTGGAACAAAAAAGTTGTAACGGATTATTGTTACTTGTATATGTGCTTTGTAATCAATGCTTTATTCTTAAAAAGTAACGGGTTACATAGTTTCATAAATTTCGGAGCAAAAAGTTATTTAGGAGTTACAAGGAAAAGGGAACGGGGAGATATTTTGAGTTTGAAATTGTTTTTTGTATAAATGTATTACTTTATGCGTTGAATTTTGCCAGAAAAATAGCGGGCAATGTTATATATAGTGACTATATTTGCATAGAAACCAACTATTTATGATATGAAACCTTATGTAACGATTGAACTGCAACCTTATCTGCATGATTTCCTTTACCATGAATTTGGGTGTACGAGGGGAACTGACGAATATATACAGGTCACATCGGCCAATGACCTGGGCAAATTTATTCAGGCTATGGTGACAGTCAGTGACCGTCCGCCCCAGCAGCCTCTTAAGGACCATCCGATAAAGCTGTGTCTTCCTATCCGTGAATGGAACCATTTTATCCTGAAAGAGAATTTTATTTATATTCCGGAGTGGAAACAGCAGATGCTTCGCGACTATATCGAGGCATCGTTCCGCATCCGTATTCGTGAGTACTTTGTTTCAGGCTATGAGAAAGGGTATAAGCAGGATAGGATTATCAAGGCCTTTCTGGCTGCCTATAATATCAAGGCCAACGCATTGAATTATGATGCGGTGAAGAAGTATGATTATCGTAATCGCCGGCGGATTGTCAAGGAAGTGAACCATGACATACAACTGACCCTTTTTGATTAACATTATTTAACCTGTTAAACTTTAAGTAAAAAACGGATTTTCAATTGAATATCACTTAAACTTTTAACTAAAATGAATCAGGATGACAGACGGTCGCAGGTATGCGGCATGCGTTTTCTTCCGATAGCGGATGCTTCGGTTGGAAATTTTCCAGGTGCGGATTTTATTAGGGTCCGCGGTGGCTGGGAAGTTATCGGAATATCTTCCGGAGAGTTTAAAGAGAGCTGCGATACGTCCGGAGGCGTAGTGAAACAAGAGCTTAAGGCTGTTGTTACGGATACGGGAAAAGCCAATATGGGGAGAATACAGGAGCTGGTACGGCAGGAAGGGCTGGTGCTGCTCGATTTATCGAATGGTGACTGCAAGGTGGTAGGCACGGACCAGTTCCCGGTGTCGTTCTCAACGGAATATGCAGGTTCTCCTTTGAAATTAACCCTCTCTTTTAAACGTGATAGTGCGGAGTTTGCCAAAAATTTAAAGTCCTTTTAAGCGGGTGGCGCTGTTGTACCTTTGTATCGTTTATTAGTAGATACAAATATAATGGCGTTTTCAAATTTATATAGTGCGGTCTGTCGGGGCAAATGGTTCGTTTCGTTCCGGGAGGTTGAATCCAACCTGCTTGTTGTCGATAAACTGTTGGAACGCGACTTTGATAGTCAGGATACCGGTCGGTTGTCTGAGCGTGAAGCTATACCGCTGATTATTGCGACAAAAGATGGGCGTAGCGCAAGACTCGGCAATAGCTTCAGCGATGCTCCGCAAGGTAGTACGGCTATCATTCCGGTTCATGGTACTATGCTGAAGTATGGTACGTATTGCAGTTACGGGACAACGGAATATGCGGCCCTTATTCGTGACGCGGCTGACTCGGCTAATATCTCTTCTGTTTTGTGTGACATCGATTCCGGTGGCGGTGCAGTGGATGCCATTGCACCGCTGGTCGATGCCATTCTTTATGCAAAAAGTAAAGGAAAAGCGGTTGTTGCACATTGTGACCTTTGTGCATCGGCTGCTTATTATGCTGCTTCCTACTGTGATGAGATTATTGCCTCGAATACCATATCTGCCGAGTTCGGCAGTATCGGTGTGATGATGAGCTTTCCGGATTATGCTAAGTATTATGAAAATGCCGGTGTTAAGGTGCATACTATTTACTCCAATCTTTCCGATTACAAGAATGCTCCGTTTGAAGCGGCCAAGAAAGGTGATTACGCTTCCATCCGTGACGAAGAACTGGACCCGTTGGCAAGGGATTTTCAGGCAAATGTCAGGAAGAACCGGGGTGAATGTTTGAAGCAGGAGACTGAAGGACTGCTTCGCGGACGCATGTTCTATGCGGAAGATGCGCTGAAAGTTGGACTTATAGATAGTATCGGTAACCAGGATTATGCTGTACGGCGTAGCCGGGAAATCAATGCGGAAATGACAATTAACAATTATATCAACTCAAAATCCTGAAAGTATGTTTGGAAAAGTAATGAGCGTGGTACTTGGCTTTTTGGGCATCTCGGCCTTTGCGAAAGACGAGAAAGGAAAATCAATCCTTCTTTCTACGCAGGAAGAGCAGTTGAAGCAGAAGTACGGGGCGGTATTCGTCGAAGCCTTTAAAAAGGATCTCGCCGAATTTGAGAAAGAAGGTAGGAATGCAGAGGAAGCGGTTACCGATGAAGTGAGAACGGAATTGGAACGGGAGCGCGACAGTAACGCGACAGCGCTTGCCCAGGCACGTAAATCCTTGAAAGAACTGGATGATAAAGTGAAAGCTCTGAAGGATGAGATTGCCCAAAAAGATGCGCAAATAGAAAAAATGACAAAAGAACCGGTTCCGGATGCCGGTCAGCAGGTTGATGGGGGTAAATCAGAGATGGGTAATAAGTTTAAACCGGACATGAGTCTGGCGCATAACCGCTATTTGGACGCAGCTTTCAAAGGTGCGGCATACAGTGGTAACTCGACCATTGAAACAACTGAACTCCAGAAGGAGTTTGGGAAGTATGTATCTTCGGAACGGATTGAGATACTCAAAGGACTGATGGGTACTACGGAGTCCACGAAGTACATGTCAACATTGGTAACGGATAAGACGGAAGTACGTGCGCAGCAGGCTGCCATTGATTCAGTGCTTCAGCAGTTCGTTCCGAAGTGGACGCCTAAAGGCAAGTCTAAGTTCACTCCGCTGACAATAAAGAACTACAAGTGTAAAATCAACGTTCCCATTACGCCGTCGGACATCATGGAGGATATTCTCGGCTATCTGTATGATGAGAACTTGAAACCGGAAGATATGCCGGTAGTGAAATACATCTTGTATCAGCTTATATTCCCAAAACTGGACGAGGAACGCGAAATCGCATTGGCGGTTGGTGAGTTTAAGGAAACTTCGGCTACAAAGGACGGTGATGCCGCTACGGATGCTAATGACGTCATGGACGGTTATGTCACCCAATTGAAGAAACTCAAGAAAGCGAATAATGAAGCGATAACCTGGCTGCTCGATGGTGAGAAGCTCGAGGATGCGACACTGGTTGACCAGATAGAGAAAGCGGTTGAGGAAGTGAAACCTTTGTACAAGAAAAAATCCATGTTTATCCATGCGGACCCGGACTTGGTAACACGTTATGGTAAGGCATATCGTAAAAAATATCCTTGGCTGAAGAATGAGGACGGTGAGAAAATCAAAGTCGATTTTTCCAAGTTCTCATTTGTGCCGCTTGAAGGCATGCGAGGTACGGGTGTGTTCTTCATCACACCGAAAGAGAACTTCAAACATCTGCGCAGTAAGGACCCTCAGAGTGCAAAAGTTTGGATGCAGGGAGAGAATTACGATGTGAAGATTTTTGCGGAATGGTGGGAGGCTACCGGATTTTGGCTGGCTGAAGCTATTTTCGCTTATCTGCCGCCGGCAGAAGAGGCTTCTGTTTCTTCGGCTTCTGATGATGGCATTTGAAATGAAAGGAGGTATATATGAGTGAAAACTATACAATGGTATCAGTACCGAAAAAGACATCGAACGCCGGACGTCCGAAAGGGAAGAAGTCCTATGTCATGCTTTTCCGTTGGGAGGACGTTAAGACCTGCACCCGTGATGAAAAGGGCGTGAAGGTGACCGCTTTTGAAATGGCGGAAGGCAAAAAACCGATAGCGGTGTATGCTACGGATTCTACAATAAACATCTATCATACCAGTGAGGGGGAAGATGATGCGCGCGGATTCATTCACCACGTGGATTATGAGCATCCGGGTACGGAGCTGGAACATGATGAGTTTGTTAACAACAACATCAACGAGAACCTGGGGGCGATTGTTTTCGGGTGTTCGGGGGATGATGCGAAGATTGCCGGAACACCGTGTACTCCGCTCAAGATGACCAAGGCGGATTCTCAGGATAACAAGGAAGGGGATAAGAATACCATAAATCTGGCCAGTTCTTTACGCGGTGGCACTATCGGCCATATAGCCAAGAGCCTAATTCCGGCAACGGACAGCGAGGAAATCAACGCTGTTTTAGGATTGCCGCCTGCTTCGGAATTGTCGTCTGACGGAGACGGAATGTAGTTTTGTTTAAAGGTTGGTTATAGGAGAGGCGTTTGCTTGGCATGCGCCTCTCTGTCCTTTTATAGGATATTGATAGGGGATATTTTTGTATCGAATTAAAAAAATAAATTATGGCAACGAAAAAGGAAACTGAAAAAGATGAGTTAACAAAGGTGGATATCACCCATGTAGATGTGAATGATGGTATGGCAGCGCCGGAACAGGAGGCTTTGTCTGAAATGGAAAAAGTGAATGCTACGGCTCAGGTCCATATAACGGTTGTTATTCCTTATTGCAGGGAATTTGCTCAGGGCAGAGAGCTGCTGTATGCTTTACGCTCCTGGCAGGAGAATGTACGTTTCGGAATCAATGTGGTGGTCATCGGTGACCGTGAGGCTTGGTTCAGCGAAGAAATTACCTTTATCGAGCATCAGCGTGTATCCGATAATGCGCAGGTTGATACACTCGCTAAATTGAGAATTGCTGTAGCTTCTCCTGAAGTGACCGGATATTTCATCTGGAGTAGTGATGATATCTATGTCATGAATCCGGTTGCATTGCCACACATAGCACTTCCTAAAGTATCGGGCAAGCTTGTTCCGATGAGATTCAAGGGACTTTATGCGGAGAATATGAAACAGACCGCAATGTTGTTGGAAAAGAACGGTTTGCCATGCCTGAATTATGAGACCCATACTCCGGTATTGTTTGATAAAGAGAAGTTGACTGCGATGTTTGAACGGTTCCCGGAACTGGAAAAGGGAGGTTACCTGTTTACTTCTGTTTATTATAATTCCCATCCATATCCGACACAGCCGGTGTATCTTGATTGGAAAACCGACCAGGTGTTGCTACCTGTAGTATCGCAGAGTCCGGATGAGAATAAGGTGATTGATATCTTATCCCGTAAGGTGTTTATGAACAATGCTGTTTCGGGGTATTCTTCTTGGTTGGAAAAATTCCTTGATAAATGTTTCCCGGTTTCTTCCGATTTTGAGAATTGAAGGGAGCTTACGGGAAGTGCTTCACGGAGAGAGCCGCTCTCTTTCCGTGAAGAATTTCCGTTCCTGAATGAACCGGACTGCCCCATGGAGCTGGAAGCGCTTGTTTCGCGTAAGTTCAGCAAGTATCATGCTTATGTGCGGTTACACCGGAAATTGCGCGATTGCACCTCTTTGGAAGAATGCGCTACTGTCAGTCGTGAACTGATTGATAGCTATATCGGTAATCGGATGATATGGGAAGAGTTGAACTATTACAAGGAAAACCACTCGCTGTTGGGAAAACATCCGGCTTTTGCCGAGTTCCGCCGCAGGAGTGAGCTTCTGAAACTTCCGGTCAAGGAACTGGTACGTAGGCTGAGACAGGTGGAGAATAATATTTGGCGGGTTAAGTCGGAACTGGCGAAAGGGGATAAACCGCATTTGGATGCGATTCGCCGTGAAAAGTTGGCCGGCTATGAGAAGGAGCTGGCAGATATAAATCGTCTGTTGGAATGAGTTATTATTTTAATTTGGAGGAACTCCGGAAAGAAATGTCCGATTCCCGTATTTTCACCAGACGTTTTGAAACAATGTTGACGTTCAAGCTGAATAGCTTGAAAGAATTATGCGGACGTTTGCCTAAGGAAAACGAGGCGTTTTTTATCGAGACAAAGAAGAGTTTTACGGCATTTACCTTTATTGTGTATCTGATAAAGCATGCAGGGCAGGTGAATCATTTGTATGTAGCGACCTATTCGACGAATGAGCGTATCATTAATGCGCTGCTCCGCTGGAAGGAAAAAGGATTTATCGGCGTCATTCATCTCCATATTTCGGAAACGATTAAGTTCCGGATGCCGAAGGTATTTGAACGGCTGATGCAGCTCTACCGGGAAGGAACGATTGAGTTGTCTTTCTCCTGGAGTCATAAGAAGATAACCTGTCTTGACACAACGGCAGGTTATTTTGTTGTTGAGGGGTCGGGAAATTACGGGGAAAATGCTATGGAAGAGCAGTATGTATTCTTAAAAAACAAGGAAGTGTATGAGTTTCGTAGCGGACGAAGTGGTAAAATGGCGTGAAGATCCGCCATGGTTTGACCGGATAGACATGGATGAACTGGGACGGCTGGCCGGTATCGGTTATGAGCCGAAACAGATTGCAATGTATTACAATGTTCCGGAAACGGATTTTATCTGGTATTTCAACCTTGTAGGGTCTCCGTTGAAATACCATTATGAACGTGGGCAGTTGTTGCAACGGGCCAAAGAGGGTTTGGCTATGGCTGCCAGTGCGGAGACGGGGGATAACGTGACTCAGGCGCAGCGGTTTGATAAGTTCCGCCAGGCGACCGGGTATCGTAATTCGATTAGTAAGATATTTTATGACGATATAGGCTGATGTTTGAAAAATCTTATTTTGAGACCTTGCAGGACTACATTGCTTCAGGATGTACGATAGAACTGACCGGTGATGAATTGGATTACTATAATGCGCTGTATGCCCTGGTGGGGATAAATCGTAAATATGGTAAGGACAATGCAATCGCTTTCCTGATGCACGAGCCGTTTAATGTGGAACGGATGCGTGCCAGGCAGATGTACAGTGAAGCCATTAATCTGTTCTACCTGAATGATACCATAGAGAACAATGCGCACCGGAACATGGTGTTTGACAATCTGATGAAAGCTGCCCATGTGGTTCTTCAGAACGCAGTTAACTCCAAAGATATGGAAGTGTACGGCAATCTGACCGTACAGGCTGCCAGGATTAAGCAGCTTGACAGACCGGACCCGGTGAAGCCGAAAGAACTGGATGAGAAGCCTTTCAAGGTGTATGACCTTGACCCGGAAAAGGTGGGGCTTCCTTCTGCCAACCGGAATCTGTTGGCTGCTCAGATTGACTCGATGCCGGATATACCATCCAGGGAGAAGGTACGGCTGAAACGTGATGCCAATGTGGTTGATATTGATTTTGAAGAAATGCTCGATGACCAGGAAGAAAAAACTAAAGATATTGGATGATGTGGAGCTGCGCTATTCCAATTGGATGGCTCAGCTCATATCGGTTATGATGCCATGGTCGCTCTATTGGGTTGCCGGGCGTGCTTCTGCCAAAACAGTGCAGGTGCTTGCGGAACGGGTGCAGGAAGTTGCGCACGATTGTCCGGGTGCGCCGTTTGCATGGGTGTCGGATACCTATTCGGATTTGCACAAGAATATCATCCCCTCTCTTATTGACGGGTTGTCTATGCTGGGGTGGGAACTTGACAGACATTATGTGATAAACAAAGAACCGCCTCAGGAGTGGAAGGAACGGATGTACAACGTGTGCTCCGATTGGAGAAATACAATGGTGTTCTACACCGGCTTTAACTTCACTTTTATCTCATTGGACCGCCCGGCAATCGGTGCGGGACGCTCTTATGTAGGCGTATTCGGGGACGAGGTGAAGTATTTCCCGGAAGAAAAGTTCACGAACTTGCTGAAGGCGGTGCGTGGCTTTCGGGTGAAGTATGGGGACAGTGTCTGGTATCGCAGTCGTACCCTTACGACCGATATGCCGAACCCGAACCATTTGGGCGAATATGACTGGATTTTGAAGCTGGCGAAGCAGAATGATAAGAAAAAGATACTGCTGATGTTGCGTACCGGTTTTGTCTACAATGAGACGAAAAGAGAATACCTGGCCTGCTTGCAGCATTATAATGAGCTGAAGAATAGTTTCCGGACCGACAGGTCTTTGGAGGCAAAGCTGATGGCCGCCGGGCGTTCCCTGGAACTTGCCGGAAAGAACATGAAACGCTGGGAAGCCCGCTGGATAAAGACGCGTCGTGGTGTATCGTTTTTTTTCATATCTTCTTCCTATGTGAATGCGGATGTATTGGGTGAGGACTGGTTCACGGATGAGTTTGCGGAAGGGCTTGAGGGTTTGGAATGCAATGTGCTTTCCATCATTCCGAAATTGGAGGCTGGCCAGATGTTTTATTGTAATCTGGCGATGAAGCATTTTTATTCGGACGGCTATCTGAATGAAGTGATAGAACGGCATCCGTTCGGGTGGGAACAGGACTGCACAGTCCTTCGTTACCTGGATGTGAGCAAGCCGCTGGAAGCAGGCATGGATGCGGGCAATATGCTTTCCATGGTTTTTGGGCAGAGGAGCGGGCATATCATGCGCGTGATGAAAGAACTGTACACGCTTCCACCGAACAGTGTGCGTGTGTTGGCGGATAGGTTTCTGTACTACTTCAAACCGCACAGACGTAAAATACTGAAGCTGTATTATGACCGTGCCATGAACAACTACAAAGGGGTAGGTGCGGATATGGCTACGCAGATAAAGAAGAACATAGAAACGGATGCTGACGGTAATCGTACCGGATGGCAAGTGCAGCTAATGTCTTTGGGACAGGGGAATATCGGCAGTAACCTGGAATATCGTTTCTTTATGGACTTGCTGAGCGGGAACCTGGAGCGCAATCTGTTTTTGTTGTTGATAGACCAATATAATTGTCCGAACCTTAAGTCGGAAATGGAAGTGACGGAAACCAAAATAGCGAGCGGTCCTAACAGTGCCAGTCTGATAGTCAAGCAGAAGACTGGGGATAAATTGCCTACGCACAGACTGCCTAAGGAGTCTACCAACTTGACGGATGCACTGAAATATTTCATATTGAGAAAGGAATATATTCGTGTGTGGAGGATAGGCAGGAGTGTATCGGGTGCTGCCTCTGTATAACACTTTTTTTTGTTGATTTCGTTTAGCCTGGCCTTGTTGTCCGTGAGGATAGCAGGGCTTTTTTGTATGGTGTGCCGGTATGGGTGGGATAGGGCGCACTACGGGCACGAAACTACGGGACTGTAAATATTTTGTCATATTTCCGAATGCGGGCGGGCGGCTGCGATTGCAAACGGACGACGGCGCGGCTCGGGCAGCAAGCTGTTTCATTCCTGCGATTTTATCACAGGAATGGGGTTTGTTCTTTGTCTATCAATGGAATGTAGTTTTCTAAAGGGCGTTTCTCGGTTGAAAAACGCCCGAATATGGTGGGAAGTCGCCCGTAGGAGTGGGGGCGCGCGAAAATTTCGTGTGGTACGCTTGGTTATAGATACTGTACAGGGTACAGGCATAACCAAACTTAACCACACGGAATTTTCGCGTTTTATCGGTAGAAAGCAGTGCTTTCTGTCTGTTTTTTTTGCACCCATGCAGGTACGCCCGGTATTGTCTATTCAAAGGATGTACCGGGCAGAGCGGTATAGTTTTCAACTATGTATTGCAGGCTGTTTCCTTTTCTGATTGTCGCCCTTTATTTTCTGTCTCCTATCACTACGCAGTTTCGCTTTTTTGTGCTGCAAAGGTAAATGTTGACGTCACTGGCTCAAGTTCAGGCTGGCGTTTCATAAAAAATCTCCACCCTTTGGGTAGTATTCAAGCCGTTCCGGTTTTCTGAAAAACTTGCTCCTGTTCCTTACAACACCTTTTGATGCAGCGTAAAAAAGGCGAAACATACCGCGTAGCGACAGGCGACGCAGAAAAAAAAAGCTCCAATCAGGGAAACAGCCAAATGAAAAGGCTCACACCCGGAAGCTCAAGGTTCAACATAAAATTTGCAGCATTATGAAAACATTCACTTACAAACAGGCTATCGAGGTTTTGAACAAGTATTTCAAAGGATACAAGGTATTGAGGAAGTTTGACGGTATCAGGGAACTAAGCATTCTTTTTCGGGATGAGAACGGGAAAAAGTGGGAACTGCTTTCAACGGCCGACCCCTATTTTCAGACGGTAGAGGATTTTGTAATCATAGAGGCTTAATATTTTAATACATAACATCTTAATATATGGAATTATGAAAAAGGAAAGAGACGAGAAGAAAGAACGTGAAACACGGCTTCTGAAAAGGCAGCAGTTAAAAACATTGTCACAGTCTTTGGTTGCCCGCAGAGAGATGGGCGAATACATGGGCAACGAGGATGATACGGTAAACGGTCTGTTGCGGTTTTACTACGCCTGCAAAGGATACACCAACCTCAAGACTTTCAAGGAGTGGAAAAAAGAAGGGTTTACCGTTCGTAAAGGTGAAAAGGCACTGCTTATATGGGGAATGCCCGTTGCATCGAAAGCGGAGCGGGAACGCATCGAGGAACTGAAAAAACAAGGTCGGGAAGAGGATGCGAAAGAGGACTTTTTTCCGTTGTGCTACCTCTTTGCGGAAAGTCAGGTGCATAAGTTGGAGAAATAGATTAATCACTATTATATAAATCATTAATTATTAACTTTTTAAAATTTACAAACATGGAAAAAGAAGTAAAAACAATCGGTGAAGAATTGACAAAAGCAGTAGAGACAATGAAAGAAGCCGGTAAGGCAGGGAAAGAAACCGCAAAACAACCTGTGAAAGAGGAGAAGTCGACCGATACACCCGCCAAGGGTAAAGGGAAAAATTCTAAAAAGGATGAAGCGGCCAAGCTGCAAGAGGAGATAAACCGTAAGACAAAAGAGCTGGAGAAATGTCTGGCCGACCTTGAACGGAAAAAAGAGATTTCCCGTAACCGTACCGCATTTATCAACGCTATGGATAAATTGGATGAAGCAGCGGATAAATTGAAGCAGGAAGATACGTTTGAAACGGCGGTTTATAAATTGCGGTTTGCGGAAGCTTCGGGCTATGGCAGCAACAGCGATATTTTTACAATCTCCAACCGTTTTCTATTGGCGGAGTTCATTAAGTTTATGCAAAAGAAAATTCAGCAGAAAATCGAAGAGTTGGAACAGCTTTTAATCAGTGAATAATAAGTACAGGATAGCCCGCTTTCGGGCGGGCTGCCTTTAATAAAATACGGATATATGGAAACTTTGTTTGATAGTGCTTGCCGCTACATGAGCGACAGCGAACTGATATACGAGATAACGAACAATAAGAAACTTGTTACCGAAGCGGAACGGCAAGGCGGGGAATATGATTTGAACGGATTGTTCTCCTCGTTGACGCCCGGTCGTAAAAAAGTGGCTACGGCTGCCATTGAACTGTACAAACGGCTGCAAAGCAGGCATAACGGGCAGGACGCCATCCGTTGCAGTCAGGATATAGATGCGCTTATACACCCGTTTTTGTGGGATTTGCCGAATGAGGAACTTTGGGTGATAGCTTTGAATACTGCTGCAAAGGTGATAAAGAAAGTACGGGTTTCGGTTGGTGGGATAAGTCGGACAGCAGTAGACGTGCGGTTGATAATGCGCATTTTGGTGGAAGCATCCGCAACGCAGTTCGCTGTCGTACATAACCATCCGAGTGGAAGCAAACACCCCAGTAGGGAAGATGAAAACGTAACGGAACGTTTGAAAAAGGCGGGTACTCTGTTTGACATTCGTATGATAGACCATATAATCATAGCAGGAGATACCTATTACAGCTTTGCCGATGAGGGACGCTTATAGGGGGGAACGGGTGCGGGGCGGCGCCCGTTTCCGTTTGCTCGCACACTCACAAACGGAAACGGGCGTAAAGAGGTATTTTTTTTATTTTTCCGTTCCTTCAACCACGGAGGGGCAAAGCCAAATATTAAATGGTATAAAAAAATATATCATTTTTGGCTTTTTTCTTTGCTAATGATATAAATATTTATATCTTTGCAGTGTCAAACAATAGCAATAACAATCCAATATGAAAAAGTACAAAGTAAGGGAAGTGATTAAATTGCTTGAAGCTGACGGTTGGGTTAAACTGAAGGGTTCCGGAGGCGACCACCGACAATTCAAGCATCCCACTAAAAAAGGAAGGGTGACGGTAAGAGGTCACGAAAGTGAGGTTTTAAGCCAATTTTTATTGAACAGTATTTGGAAACAGGCAGGGTGGAAATGACACCCTGCTAAAAAATAAGGAGAAGATATGGAAAAGATTAAAGTGAAAGTTGATTGGTGCGATAAAAATTTCGGTGCGGTTACTGAAGATGATGTTTTGTGCGGTGTAGTTATCGCTACTTCTAAAAGCTATGATGGACTTATGCAGGAACTTTCTGATGCTGTTTGTGAGCATGTAGAGGGACTGTTGCAGGATGGTGAAACTGTACCGGAATGGCTGGTTAATGGGGATTATGAGTTTGATGTAGAGTTGGGAGTTGCTGCATTGCTTCGTAAATGTGAGCAATTTACATCCTTGGCAGCCATAGCTCGTGTATCAGGTATTAATCAACAACAACTTTCTCATTACGCCAGCGGGTTGCGTGTGCCACGTATCGAACAAAGAAAGCGTATTGTTGACGGGCTTCATCGTATAGGAAAGGAATTTATGGAAGTTGTGTAGTTATTGTTTGACAGACGTATTATGCAACGTTCTTTAAGGCTTCCACGGGTTGGAAGCCTTTTTTGTGTAAATGTTGGATTTGTTAAATTTTTTGTAGATATTTGTACTGCCAAATAGAAACCGAATATATCATCTCCTCATATCGTGTAGATTGAAATGATAGAGGCTGAAAAGAAAAAAATAATGAGTATACATGTTGCAGATATTCCGGAAAACACTTTTTCTCTAAGATTTGAAGTAGCAGGGATTCGATATCGTGATGAAGACGCTCAAGATGCTGCGTACGGATTAGAGGAAGGAGATTACTTAGAGTTGGAAGAAGAACCTGATAATAGATATGACCCTTATGCAGTTAAGGTTCTAACTACTGATGGCTATCACATAGGATATGTGTGTGCTAGTAGAGCGCCACTAATATCAAGGAATATTGATAAACTTATTGAATGTAAAGTGAAAAAGATACCTGAATATTATGGAGATTCGTTCATTTTTGGTTTGGCTACTTTTAAGGAATAGGTGTTGTATGTTATTAATTAAGTATCTAAATGTATGAAAAAATGTTTGTTTTTAATGCTGATGTTTGTCAGTGTAGGTGTGATGGCACAAGAACCTTACAAGGTTTTCTGTGAATTACTTGGTACAGCAAAGTTGTTTAGCAATAAAGTTACTGTTACAGTTGATTTCGGACAAGAAACAAGCTTTTGGCTTGGTGCATCTAATCAGTATTTGGTTGACGATAACGGAAAAGCAATTAAATTTAATTCTATGGTGGATGCCATGAATTATATGGGCAAACGTGGTTGGGAGTTTGAACAGGCGTATGTTGTTACAATTGGTAATCAGAATGTATATCACTGGCTTCTGAGCAAGGAAATAACAAAAGATGAGTCTGTTAATGAGAATTTTAATACCAAACAAAGCTTTAAAGAACAACAAAAGTCCGAAAGTATTCAGGAAGAAGTTCCTGAACAAAAAGAGAATGTGAAAAGCAAGAAAAAGCGTTCACGTGTAATAATAGATGATGTCTATAATTAATTAAAAAGCGGAGCAAAAAACTCCGCTTTTCTTTTGCCATATTAAATAAAATGTTCATCTTTGCAGTGACTTCCATTTTGAACAGGCGGAGAGATTCGCCAACTTTGCCGTTGGCATTTTTTATGTCCAATGGTTAACATATAAGTTCCGACCCCCGTGTGGAGCGTTAATGCGCCCACTGCCTGTTCAAGGTGGAAGTCAACGGGAAAGCGGAACTTTTTTTGTTTATAGGTTTTCTGATTTTTGGGAGAAGTTCCCTTTCCCGTCTTTTTATTACATATTGTTTCATTTTAATGACTTCCAAAATGAAAAAAACAACTTCAGGTGTATTGTATGCACCGCAATCCACAGGGGTACATATACCCGAACGTGTCAATGCTCTGAATGAGCAAGTCAATAACCTGCAAAGCCGCTATTATCGTAGCCTGGCTCCAGACTGCGAACTACACGGTTCTTCTGACCGCTGGTATTTCGGCGCTATCCTTTCAGCTTGTACAGGGTTTATATTTCCACCTTTGTTTGTAGTTACTGCTTTGTGCGTTTATAAGGCAAAGAAATGCCGGAAAGGGGTGAAAAATGAAAACCAATAGCGTGAGTATTTCCGATAAAACTTTGCAGTTGATAAATAGACTTCAAGGTGAAGATGAAATGGCGATGATATATGCGGAAGAAGCAGAGTCTTTGATTGATATGATTCTTGAAGCACAAGAACAATACTCGATTATTACTGAAAAAGAAGCGTTACATCATATCAATGTATTACGTTCCCTGTCAAAAGATATGGCTTTATTTGTACAATCAATAAGGAAGGAGGCGTGAAATGAATGAGGCAGTACAGAATAGCAAGAATATATACACAATAGAGTATCAGCTTCAGGCTCCGGTATCGGATGGATTGAGTGCATTGTTCCAACAGATAGAGGAATTGCGGTCGGAGTTTGGAATAGAGCCTTCAGATAACTGTATTGATGTGGAGATACCGTGTCAGAATAAATATATTCATTATACGGTTAAGGCTACGATAGATTATTCGCGGAAGGATGCCTTGTCGGTACTGGCCGGAGGCATGAGCGAAGCTGATTATATTATGCGCCACATAGCTTCCTGTACGGATGATAACGGTAATATTCTGACTGGTGCAAACGGCGGTTTGGCCAAGTTTTCCGTGACAGATATTTATTAGAATTTGAAGAAACATTTTTTTTTACATTTTTTTTTGAGAGTCGGCGGTCTGTGAAGATAGCCGGCTTTTTTTATGTCCTTTTTCTTAAGAATGCTTCAGGATACCTTTGTATCGGATTAATTGTATAGCAATGGGAGCACACGCAGAAAGAATGATGCAGGGGCAGAACCGTGGAAGCTGGCGGAGCAAAAGCAACTTCTTCGGTAACCGTTATCCGCTTGATGTCGTTATCGAGGGAGATGCCGGTTATACGCAGCAGTTCGAGCGTCAGCAGAATAAAGAGGCGGTTGCTGAATTTAATGCGAATGTGAAAGCATGGGGGAAAAAGGTCGACGATGCGCTGCGGTTATCTGTAGCACGCTGGATTGATACGGATAAGAAGCTTTCCAAGTCATTGAAGCAGAATTATCGTCACTATGGTAAGACACCTATGGACGGGCAGGAGATAACCAGTATCGGGTTTGGTTTTAAAGCTGAAGGCGTGTATGTACATCTGGGTGTCGGTAGGGGATACAATATGGAGAATGGTACGCGCATTCTCACCAAGACGACGGATAATGAGTGGAAGAGAGAACCGAAGCCCTGGTTTAATCCTGTTATTGAACAGCATATTCCGGAACTGGTGGAGATTGTGAAGAAGTACTGCGGGACCCTGCTTGTGAATACAACGAGAATATATATTAATACATAGTTATGAGTGATATAAAAAAGAAGATAGGTAATTTCAGCTTTGTGGATACTGCTGCCGGGCAATATGCCATTAATATGAACTGGAGTCAGAGCATGAGCCAGTTCTTTGATGCAGGGACGCAGGATTGGGACGGTGAGCCTGTGACGGTGGCCGGGGTTCGGGTAGTTCCCTGGGGCCCGGATAACAACATGCCGAATGCGATCCGTGATTTGCTGGAGAAAAATAACCTGGGACCTGGCATTCTGGACCGTAAGACAGGACTGCTGTACGGTCAGGGGCCGATGCTCTACCGGGTGAGGATTGAGAATAATGAACGTATCCAGGAATGGCTGGAGGATGATGAAATTCAACAGTGGCTGGATAGCTGGGATTATAAGGAATATATTCGTAATAATCTGGTGGAATATACGCACATGAACGGGCATTTTACCAAGTACTATATGGGCAAGGGAGTGCGTATCGGCCGGCCATGGGTGCAGCGGCTGGAATCCCTGCACAGCGGGGAGGCCCGTTTGGTTTGGCCGGATGATGATAGCCGGCGGCTGGAAAACGTGAAAGAGTTTCTCACAGGCGATTTTGAATCTTTCCGGAGCCGGACTTTTCGTAAATATCCGAAGTTTGACAAATGGAATCCGACCAAATATGAGACGGCTGTCAAATATCACTGCATGCGTAGTTTCGGTAGGAGCATGTATGCCATTTCCTGTTTTTATGGTTCAGTTCCCTGGCTTGAGAATGCGAATAATCTGCCGGAAATCATTCGTCATTTGAATGAGAATATGATTGCCGCTGCCTATGTGGTACACAGTCCTCAAGAGTACTGGAATCAGAAGCGTGAACTGATTATGACCATGCACGAGGATTGGGATGAAGCGAAGATTCAGAAAGAAATGGAAAGATTGAAGGACGAACTGACTGAAGCTATTGCGGATGTCATGGCGGGCAAGAAGAATGCCGGTAAGTTCTTTAGCTGCGTGGATTTCATGGATGATTTAGGACATACGCAGAGTTGGAAGATAGAACCGATTGAAATGAATATCGACAAATACATCGAGGCACAGGCGAAGATTTCCCGGATTGCAGATAGTTCTACGACCAGCGGTTTTGGGCTTTCCCCTGCATTGGCTAATATCATTATTGACGGCAAGAGTGACAGCGGAAGCCAGATGTTGTATGCCCTCAAGATATTCTACGGTGCGGATACACAGATACCGGAAGAAATTGCACTGGAGGCTATCAATGATGCCATACGGATAAACTTCCCGCATAAGAAAGGAATTTTCCTCGGTATCTATCGGAAAGTGATAAATAAGGAAGATAACGTGTCGGCCCCGGACAGACCGACTAATCAGGTATAGGAATTATGAAACAGAAGGATATTGATTTCCCGGATTGTTGGGAAGAAGTGAAGCCGTTGGAGTGGCTTCACTTGCTCAAGATACGCAACAGGCTGATGAAACAGCCGGGAGTGGCTTTACTTGATGTGAAACGTGAGTGGTGTGCTTATGTTCTGAAGAATAGAGGGTATCGTTTTAAATCGAAAGTGGAGGATATGCTGTTGGTTGATAAATTGGCGGCTACGTTGGATTGGATGTGGAAGGTTGGAGAAGATGCTGTTGAACTGACTTATGACAGTACGGAGAATCTTCTTCCGGTGTGGCGGTATCTTCGTGGTCCGGCCAGCCATGGATCTGACCTGACTTTTGGGGAATTTCGTCAGGCGGTGGCCGTGATGAACAAGTACAATGCAGGCCGGGATGCTGCCGACCTTCGTGCATTGTGCGCCATTCTCTACCGGAAACCGGTCAAGGATAAGGGGTGTATCCTACGCGAACCGTTCCGTATGCAGTATATGTCCCGTTATATGGGGTTGGTGCGTGATATGCCTGAATGGGTGCAATGGGGCGTTTACGCCTGGTTCGCTTATTTTTGTGAATATTTGTTTTCCGGAGTTTTTATCATCGACGGGTTGGAACTCTGCTTCGCTCCGGTATTTGAACGGAGCAGGAAAAGTTCGGATGTACAGCCGGGAACCGCTCAAAGTCTGGGTATGAACAGTGTACTTTATTCAGTTGCCGAAAGCGGAATCTTCGGCAATGCGGATGCGACTGACGATACATTACTGCTACGGGTTATGATGAAGCTGCTGGACGATAAACAGCGGGCGGATGAAATGATAAGGAATCTTAAACAATAGTTATATGATATTCAATAAGAACAAAAATGGTGCTAAGGAACTGCGGGAACTCACAGGCAGCTATTATGCCAATAACTCCTTTTCCAAGATTTCCGGAGACATAGAAGTTGCGACTGAAGAACTCACCGTATTGATTGGTGAACCGGTTATGCAGTTGGCTGAAAAATATTATCAGAACGGAGAGGATAATGAACTGGTAAGGAAAGTCCAGCGACCGATTGCCATAATGGCAACACTCCGGATGTACCAGAAGAACGACCTCAGTCATGAAGATGATGGCCGTAAGTTCAAGATGGCAACGGATAACAGTGAAAAGCTTCCCTGGGAATGGCAGCTTGACCGTGACGACGCGTTACATCTGGAGGAATATTATCGTTCCGTGGATGCGCTCATCCGGTATCTGAACAAAACCGGGCTTCAGGAATGGATGCAGACGGATACCTATAAGCTCACTCAACGGCTTATCATTCGTAATGGAAACTCCTTTGACATGTATTTCCCGATAGAGAAGAGCGAGCGCACGTTTCTCGTGCTTGTACCGTTCATTCGTGAAGCTCAGCGGTTGAAGGTGGAACGTGCCTATGGTGACGGATGGGATGAACTGCTGGCAGAGAAAGTGGTTCCGGAGAGTGATGTACATTATGCGGCATGTATGGCTGTTGCACTGTTTGCCATGGCGGCAGCTTTGCGTCGTCTTCCGCTCCGTATATTTCCCTGTGGGGTGATACGCGGCTATATGGCAAAAAACGGAATGGCGGACAGCCGGATAGCCGATACGGATGATATTGTACGGGTAGCGGAATGGATGGAGGACGATGCTGCTGTTTGGTTGGATGAAATGAAGCGGGTACGTGACGGGATAATTCCGGTGTATGACCTGCTTCCCAAAAATGATGAACGGAATAAATACTGCCGGTTATGAATGTGATACAGAGACCTAAGCCAAGGGAGTTCTGCGCGACCATGCGTGAGTACATTATTGATACGGACAGTACTATAACCTTTTCCGTGAGGTATGGCGGGAAGACTGTTTTGGAAGAGGAATATTCCCCGGATGCCGATTTTAAGGTGCGTACCCGTGGATTGGGCAAGTTCTGTGAACTCGCTTTGTGGGGAGTATGGTGTGCCGGGGAGAATACGACCCAGGCAGATGCGGCAGGAGACTTCACGTTTCTTATCAATGGAGTGGAGGATATGACTTGTTTTGTCATGTTCAGCCGTTTGGTCACCCGGAAAGATGCGGAAGCTCCGGGCTGTTTGAGTGAGGTAAACCGGAAAGTGACGTATCCTGGAGCAAAGGAATATGTAAGCGGTTTCCCGGTCGATGCGTCCGGAAAGAAAGGGATGAATGTGACAGCCTATTGGGATGACGGAACAGAGGAAAACCGTTTCGTAGCTGCCGGCAGTTACGATGATGGGGTTTATACGTTCGATACGAGTCCGGATGTCGTTTCCTCTCTGTTTGAGAAGCCGGACATTCTTCAATACAAAGTGGAGGTATCAGGCGGTTCCCTGCTGTTTGTCATAGACCGGACACGCTATGCTGAAGCATGGTGCTTCCGCTTTAAAAACGTATATGATATGCCGGAGACACTGACTGCTACCGGTGGCCTGAAAATGGCAGGAAATAATGAAAGTGATATGGCTGCCATGTATGGGGTAGACCGAAAGTTCGGTGTTAAGGTTACGGATGAATATACGGTTAACAGCGGGCGTATATTCTTCCAAAGCGATTATAAGCTGTGGCATAACCTGCTTAATTGTCAGGAAGCTGGCATTCTTGTTAATAATGAGTGGTTGCCGATTGTGATAACCAAACAGAAGTTTGAACGGGAATTTCGCAAGAGTGTTTTGAAAACAGTGGAGTTCAGCTTCCGGCTGGCTGATCCGGAGCAGAATAATTTGATAGGCTATGATTGATATTGTAAGATACAGGGAGATGCTGCTGGAAATCAGGCAGCGTGTCAATGTTAGGTCGGAAAAACCGATTGAGGGGATTAAACTGGCAGTTCGGGAAGGGCATTTGCAGAAGAAGCTGAAGGATGCGGAGGGTATCTGGCTATGTGGTAATTTCCCGGATGCGGAATTGAAAGGCGGGATGGATTGCCATCAGGAATCCAACCAGGTACTATTGTTTCTGCTGGAGAAAGTTCCTGCAGGGGAAGAAATGGATGAGGAAGAGTTGCAGCATTATGCGCTGTTGCAACGTATTATGGAACTGGTAAAGAAAGAATTGCTGGCAATGGACTTCCTATGTGGCGAGTTGAGTCCGGCAGATGGAATGCTGACCGAATGGGAGTATGATGTTTTTGGTGGGTTTAATGGGCTGAGTATTGGCCTGAAACTGGTAGATTGATATGACTGAGTTGTTTATAGATGGGGTATCGGTAGTGTTGCCCGCGGCTGTTGAGATACAGGTGAAGCGTGAAAATCCGTTCTTTACCAAGAATGGGGAATATACCTATGATATAGAACTGGCTTTAACCAATGCCGTTAATGCCCAGTTGTATAATCATTTGCATAGGCTTAACTCCATAAAGGAAGTAAAGACCAAACGGAGGGCTGTACTGATAGCGGACAATCGTGTGTTCTGTGACGGTACTGAAGTGATTACGGGATGGACGGAGAAGAGCGTTTCCATACAGATAGCATCGGGGAACTCGGAACTCAACTATTTTATCGGTTCTGACAAGCTGGTTTCTTCTTTGGATATGGGTAGTGCTCCCATGCCGTCTGCCGGACGTAAGAATAGGCTACTGGATAAGATGTATCCGGAGGTGGAATATAATCTTCCGCCCGTGTTGGCCGGAGAAACCATGATTAATCCGTTCGAACTCGAATATTATCTTACAGAACAAAAATCCGGGGAAAAGGCAGGGGTGTACACGGAACTCTCTTTTAAAGAGGTTGCAGACGGTATATATATTCCGATGCCCTATATGGCTACTGTCATGGAGAAGATGATACAGGCACTTGGCTATCAGATTGTAGAGAACCAGTTTACCGATACACCCTGGAAATACCAGTTGATTATCCATGCCCAACAGACAACGGAATACGCCAAGATGTTTCCCGGCTGGACGGTGAAGGAGTTTTTGGAAGAAGTTGAAAAACTGTATGGTATCCTCTTTATTATAGATAGCCGGAAAAAGAGCGTCAGGATAATGCTTTCCGCAAATTATTACGTAGCTCCGCCGGTTGCCTATTTGTCTTCTGTGAAGGACGAGTACGTCGAAGAAACGGAAGACGAGGAGGAAGAAGTGAATATCGGTATCAGGAATGTGAAATATGATTTGCCGGATAGTGAGTATTACAAAAAAAGGAGATTGCCGGACGCATTGATGGAGATGGCGGAAAGAAAAAATGTGGTCGGGATAGCTGCGGTACATGATTTCTTTGCTAATAAGTCAAATGGTATGGAGCTGGTTACGAATACCAGCACAGGGATAGAATACATCAGGACTTCCTTTGAGAAGGAGGATATAGGCGGAAAACCGCATACCTTATATCGGGGATGTCCGGTCAATGAATATGCGGATTTGGTCTATGATGCCAGCCGGGATTTCGTTACGTTGGAGATGATACCGGTACGGCATGGGGCAGTACCGATTAAACAGACTACGGTACAACTGGATGGGCGTGTTACCTATGCAAATGTATTGCGTATTGTTCCGGTCTTGGATAGTGCCGGTGACTTGACAGCTTCGGATGAGAATGTAGAGGAAAGCACCTCTTCTCAGGGTATTGAAGATTATATCAAGAATAATAATTATGAGGATGATACGTCAAAGAGTACGGTTTATTTGGGCTTTTATACAGGCATTAAGAAACAGACCGGCTATTTGCGTAGACCGGACTCAGACCCGTATCCGACCGTATATACGGACAACATACTCAATAAGGGACTGATATTCCACACTTCGTATTCAGGTATGGACGATGCGAAAATGAGCCTGGCGGGGGAGTCAATGGAGCTGAAGGTGATTTCAGAGCATCTGTATAAAGAGGATTATGATATAAAGAGAGCGAAGAAGTTTACATTCCATTGTTACGACCCGAATATTTATGATATACGGAGTGTTTTTGTTATACACAATAAACGGTTTGTTTGCAAAGAATGTACATATATGATTGATGCGTCCGGACGGAAAGGAGCCTGGGAAGGTGTGTTCTATCCAATTTCCATAAGTGATACGGAAGCGCTGTCACGGTGGATATTGACGGATGGCAAATGGCGTGACGGTGGTGTCTGGTTGGACAATGGCCGTTGGCTGGATGAATAGTTTTTTGTCTGAGTAAGAAGTACCCGGTAGTCTGTGAGGATAGCCGGGATTTTTTTATGGAGCAGCCTCTTTTGTATGTCCTTTTTCATAGTTAATCGCCAGGATACCTTTGTCTTGGTAAAGTAGTATAGGTATGGCGATAAGCATAAATGATTTTAGAATGGCAATCCGGATTGATAATTCGGAAGCCAAAACAAAGTTTGCGGAAACAAAAGAACAGATAGCGGCTGTAAGGGCGGAAATGGATAAGCTGTCTGCGGAGGGCAAGAAAAACTCTGATGAGTATAAGGCACTCAAGCAAAGGCAGGATGAATTGAATAAAAGCCTGGCTGAATATCGTAAAGAAGGAGTACGGACATCGTTGTCTTACGCCGAATTGCGTAAGGGGGCTTCACAACTCAAACGGGAAATGGATAAGGCTATTCCCGGAACTGAAGCATGGAAGGCTTTGCGTCAGGATTACCTGTTGACCAAAAAGCGTATGAGAGAGCTGGAGGTGCAGGCGCGTGATACCCGTTTTTCCCTTTCAAAAGTGGCGGACGGGTTCAACAGGTATGCTGCTATTGGAACCAGTGCCGTAGCTTCGTTGACCGGGGTCGTGTTGACAGCCCGTAAATGTGTTGATGAGTATGCGGAGATGCAGGAGGCGGAGAGCCAGGTTATCAAATATACCGGGATGACAAAGGTAGAAGTGGCGGAACTGAATGAGGAGTTCAAGCACATGGATACCCGTACACCACGGGAAAAGCTTAACGCTTTGGCAGGAGATGCCGGGCGGTTGGGCATCACCGGTAAAAAGGGTGTATTGGATTTTGTGGATGCTGCCAATCAGATTAATGTCGCTTTAGGAGAGGACCTGGGGGAAGATGCGGTAAAGAATATCGGCAAATTGTCACAGATGTTTGGGGATGCAAACCGGACACTTCGTGAGAATATGCTGGCTACCGGTAGTGCTGTGAATACCGTTGCCCAAAATTCTTCGGCGGCAGAACCCTATCTGATAGAGTTCGCTGCGCGCATGGGCGGTGTGGCTAAGCAGGCCAAATTGACGATTACTGATGTGTTGGGGTTTGCTTCTGCGCTTGACCAGAACATGCTACGTAGTGAAATGGCAAGTACTGCATTACAAGGGTTGATTCTGAAAATCTATCAGGAACCGGCGAAGTATGCCAAGCTTGCTAAAATGGACGTGGAAGAGTTTACCACGCTTATTGACACAGATGTCAATGAAGCGCTTCTTCGTTTCCTGGAAAGTTTGGGTAAACTCGGTGGTATGGATAAGATGGCTCCTATACTGAAGGAAATGAAGCTTTCCGGTGCGGAAGCTGCCGGAGTGATTAGTGCTTTGGCCGGAAACGTTGAAAAGGTACGTAAGGAGCAGAAAACTGCGAATGATGCCTTCCGTGAGGGAACGAGTATTACCAATGAGTATAATGTGCAGAATAATACCGTTCAGGCAGGATTGGATAAGGCGAAAGAGAAATTTAAGAATGTACGGGTAGAATTAGGTGAGAAGCTGCTTCCTGTAATGAAGTATATGATTACTACCGGAAGCATGACGGTGAAAGGGTTAGGTGCGCTTGTTTCTATCCTATCGGAGTATAAGGGAATCATATTGTCGTCGATTGCTGTAATAACTGCATACACCGCAGCGGTTAAAGCGCAAGAACTGTGGACGAAACGTTTGACGGCCGCAAAGACATTGGAGTGGTTGCAGGAAAAGAAGAATATTATCACAACACGGGCATCCCGGAGCGGAACCCTTTTGCTGAGTGCTGCCAAATATGCTTTGAGCGGTAACATTAAGAGAGCGACAGTTGCGATGAAAGCTTTCAATGCGGCCAGTAAAGCCAACCTTTTGGGTATATTGGCTTCCCTGGCATTAGGAGCGGGGGTAGCTATTTACAAATTTGCGACCCGCACTTCAGATGCGGAAAAAGCCGTTAATTCTTTTTTGGCGCAAAGCGAAAAGGAACGTAGTCAATTACGTAAATTGACTGATGCGACTAAAGCAGCCGGGGAGGGTACAAAGCGCAGGAAAGAGTTGATAGAGGAAATAAATACCAAATATGGGCAGTATCTTCCTTATTTGCTTAATGAATATTCGTCCCTGAAGGATATAGAGCAGGCCTATCGGGATATTAATACAGAGATGGACCGCAATTTGGCGAGGAAAGTCCTTCAGGAGAAGAGTGACGAAATTCAGAATGAGAGTATGACGGATAAGATTGATGAGATGAACGATGTCCGTAATGCCCTCATTGGTACATTGCCTCAGTCACAGGTAGATGATTTCCTTCAAAAAATGGTCGTAGCTACGGATAAGAGTATTGCTTCCGGTAACACTGCTAAAAATACAGCGAAAGCCATTACCAAGAACCTTGAGAAATATTATTCGGATAGAAGCGATATCCCAAAGATACAGGGTGAGATTCAGGATTATGTTGAAGTCGTTGAAAAGGCGGCTAAGCGTATCACTGCGGTGAAGGCGGAAATGAATCCGTTCATAAACAAGCCCTCTGCCAAGAATAAGGCAAATGTTTTGGAGGAAGTTGTTATTACTCCGGGCAGTACAGGGAATGGGCATGGGAGAGAAGCGGATGAAGAAACCCTGAAAAAAGAGTTGAAAGCCCGTATGGAAAAACTGAAAGAGGATATGCAGAAAGAGCGGAACCTGTTAAAACAGAAACTGCTGGATGATGAGAAAATGACGAAAGAAAAGTACCAGCAGGAACTGTATAAAATTGAAGTTTCCTATTTACTGAAACGCAAGGCATTGTTGGTAAAATTCGGTAAGGATGCTTCGGATATTCAAGGGCAGATTTATGATAAGATGATTGCCGAGGCTGATAGGTTGACGCAAGCCGCTAAGGATGCCGGAAAAAATGCGCAGAATGATAATTTGGCTGTTATTGATGAAGAGTTCCAGGCACAACGGGCAGCATTGAAACAAGCCTATATATCAGGGGATATTAAACGGGAAGCGGATTATCTGGAGAAGCTGAAAGAGTTGGAACGTCAATATCTGAATGACCGGAGAGACATGCTGGCTGCATATGGGGAGGATACTTCAGGTATTGATACCCAATTGCAGGATATGGATTATGAGGATAAACAGGCTGATAAAGAAAAACAGCGTAAGAACGGTTTTCAGGATATAGATAATACTTCTTCTTTTCAGGAAAAGAATAGGCTTTTGAAAGCGATGTATGATGCGGACTTGATAACGTTTGAAGAGTATCAGGATGAAAAAGCCCGGATTGCAGAGGAACGCGAACAGCAGCGAATAGATACGGCTAAAGCTGCATTAGATGTAGTTGGTCAGGCTACCTCTGCTGCCAGCCAAGTTATTAATGCCCTTCAGGATGCAGAGATTAGTAAAGTTAGCCGTAAATATGACAAGCAAATCAAGGCTGCCAAGAAAGCCGGCAAGGATACTACCAAATTGGAAGAGGAAAAGGAAGAAGCTATCAACCAGGTGAAAAAGAAATATGCAGACAAGCAATTTGCGGCTGCGGTATTACAGGTTACGGCCACTACTGCCGTTACGGCCATGGAAGCATATAAGGCCATGGCAGGAATACCTTTCGTCGGTCCTGCATTGGGGGCTGCTGCGGCTGCGGCAGCGGTAGCCAGTGGTGCTGCGCAGATTGCGGTGGCAAAGCAGCAGCGTGATGAAGCGAAAGGTTTGAAATCGGGCGGTTATTCCGATGAATATGTGGAAGGTTATACCCGCAGCGGGAATCCGGATGATGTGGCAGGTGTGATACCTGTACACAAGAATGAGTTTGTGACAAATCATGAAGGAGTTGCTAATCCGCATGTCCGTCAGTTCCTGGATGTATTTGATATGGCACAGAAGAATGGTACAATCCGTATGTTGAATACTACACAGATATTGGAACAGGTTCGTACCAGAAGTGGGAAGTACAGCGGTGGCTATAGTGCTGAAGAAGCAGGAGTGCCTTCACAGTCATTTTCCAGTCCTGTTTCAGAATTGACGCCTGAGCAACGTTTGCAAATAGTTGTGCTGTTACAGAAGAATAATGAACTGCTGAAAGCTATTCTTGATAAGGAATTGGTGGTGGACCCACGAAAAGTGCGGGATGGTATCAAGAGAGTGGAAATGTTAGAGGGCAATGTGCGCCGGTAATGATGTCCTTTTTCTACGGATGCTAACTTGATACATTTGCAGCATGAATGTTTACGAGGCTATAAATGAAATGAGGGCATGTACTAAACGTGGTGAGTGCTTTTCCTTTTCGTTCATGAGTTACAGCTATGAGCGCAGGAAGAGTAATGGTGTTGTGAGGGTGGAACATGCCCAACTTCGCAAGCAAAGCCGGAAAGAACATAATCGTTTTGCTGATTATATGCTAAACTTCATTGATATGGATACATTGGAGTACGGTATATGTTGGCAACCTCTTCTTCTTGAATTTAACGGTCATGAACTGGAATTGAAATAAGTATGGATAATAAATATGAAAATATAGTTCCATGGAATGGCGCCAATGATACCGGGCGGGATGTTCGCCTGAAATTGGAGCGGAATTTCTCCAGAGTGGCCGCTAATTTCTTTGAACTTGCAGATAAAGATGCGGAACTGGAGGACTGGATTAATGCGATTGTCGAAGAACTGAAGAACTTTTTGCGTAAGGACCGGCCGGATGCAACGGAATATCTTTTGAAGCTGTTTGGTGGTGCTTGGTTCGGCGAGTTTATTGATGGCCTGATTGCCGGCAAGGGTGCAGGGATATTTCCTGATGGTAGAGGACAATTTGAACGGTTGGAAGTCCGCGGTTCACTGTCAGTGCTTGACCTTATTATCAATCAGATTCAAGGAATGGAGTCTGACTACTCCTTTACCGAGATTGGCAAGATAGAATCCGTGGAGGATTTGGGAGAAAATACCTACCGTCTGAAAATAGAGAAACGCACGGACTTCGACTTCATGAAGTTCCAGGAGAATGATGTCTGCTTCTCCATCATTAACACACTGCTTACAGGTGGTTCCGAGTATTACACCAGTTGGATGCGTATTCTTACCACCAACAGTGCGGAGAATAGCATAACGGTCGTGCTCTATCCGGACAGCGAAGTGCCGGGCGGCACGAACTATCCGCCGTTGGCCGGTTACAACGTAACCCGCAGGGGTAACAGTACGCTTCCTGAAGAGGGCGGCTTCAACGGTCGGGCGCAGTCGTGGATGATTTCTTCACGAGAAGGTCGGATTATGTTCCTGGCCAATGTCTATAAGCCGATATTGGAGGACTACAACTACTCAATCAGCATCGGCAGATTTCCCCGTACCAAGGCACTTGAAAAGCTGCCGATTTCCGAGAATGAGACAGGCGTCATGGCACAGACAGTCATTGCCGAGAAATTCTACCAACTCGACCACAACGGTGATGTCGTACCCAACAAGGTAGACCGGGGTGTCTGGTCTCTGGAAACGGCCCAAAGCGGTGCTCCTTACCGTTTTGTGCAGTACGAGCTGGCAAAGCCTTCCGGCGGCGAATATACCCTGCTGGAACAGCATACGGTCTACCACCTTGGCTGCAAGTGGGGCTGTCTGTCAGATAAGACAACCGACGAACCGAAATGGAACTCCCCGTCATGGGGACTCCTTGAGGGCGACAGCAGGTATTCGCTCCAGCTCTCACTATCAGGCGGGGAGGCATTCGTCATAGGTGGTGTGGATACGGTAATTTCCGGGCGTATATATTTCGGAACTACGGATATAACGGATGATGTGATGGCGGACGGTGCCACCGAAGTGGAATGGTTCCGTGACAGCGGCAATGTTCCGGCAGATAACCTCTGGACGCCTGAGTACGTGGACGGCAACAGGCTTGCCATCCATATCGACAACGGGAACCAGCACGGGGTCGGTTCAGACTTCGGCTTTGTAAGCAGGTCCGTTGCCTTCATCTGCCGGGTATTCATTCCGGTTGAAGGGGAAATGCAGCAGATAGAACAGAGATTTGGTTTTGACATATTATAACTATGGGAATAAAGAGTAACAAACAGCAGGGGCGTATTTATGTGAGTCCCCTTTCCATCCAGGGAGAGATAATCGTACTGTCGGGCAGTCCCGTGCAGACCTATGATAAGCAGTTGCGGGAATACAGCCCCGACCGGACCCTGACACCGCTGGTCATCGTGCCGAAGGTATCGGCGTTCGACGAGAAGACGGTATTCGGTGAAATGGAACTCACGGGGGTGGAGTGGTTTGAGGGAGCGCCGCGTGACAAGTCGGCCAACCGCATCGTCGAGGGTGAGTATTACAGCATTTCCGACGGCAGCGGCGGTGTGCCCAAATATGCGCTTACCATCCGGAAGAACACGTCGCCGGAGAAACCGGTGGAATATTTCGGCATCGCGATATTCACGGACCCGCGCACGAACCGCGAGGTCCGCTGTGAACGGAGCGTGAAGTCCTATGCACACCTTTATGACAACAAGGCGTATTCATTGCGCCTGAAGGGTGATTCCGTGATGGTGACCGACCCGCTTCGCCTGGCCGACCGTTCCGGCTATTGGAACAGGGAGATAGAACCGCAGCTCTATACAGGGACCGAACCCGTGGATGATGAACACGCCGCATATTTCTGGGACATCCTCGAAAACGGAGCATACCGCCCGGTTACACCGGACGACCCCGGCATCGTCTGCCACGATGGGAACGGTGTATATACAAGAAAGCTGATGTATCAGGCGAAGTATGTCACTGGCGCGAGCTTCCGTTGCCGTGCCTGTGAGTATGCGGGCAGCAGACCGCAGGCCCCTACGGACGGGCGGCTGGAAAAGGTTATTGAGGTAAAAACTGAGATGGCAGCTTCCCTCAATTGTGAAATTATCCAGACGAAAGGCTTCACCCTTCCCGATGATATGAAGCAGCCGAGCGCCTATGAGGTACGCATCTTCGACAACCGCCGCGAGTACGGTACAGAGTACGATGACCTTTTCCGCATCACATGGAAAGGCCAGAGTGCAAAGCCGGGCGAGCCGGAGAAGGTGCTGGCAACCGGCGGGCGGACGCTGGAGTTCATTCCCGCGGACAAGGGTTTCCCGGCAGGACATATCTTCCAGGTGTGGGCGGAAGTGGGGCTTCTCACAGGTGAGTCCCTGATGGGCGATGAGGAAGGCGCCGTTATCTCCTCACAGATTGACGGACAGACGGTATTCATTGCCACGGGGCCGGTATATGAATAATTGAGTAACAACTTTAAACTTTAATCAATATGTACGTAATTGTAGAAAAGGCAAAGCTCGAAGGCAAATTCTTTGGGATAATGAATACCCTTCCGGATGGCAGGGTGTACATTCCTATCAGTGAGATGCGGAATGTGGGTACTCTTCTTGACATCGACATCATCGGTTCGGCACGTGAGTTAAAGGAACTGATAGAGAAACAGCAGGAAGCGATGCAGGGTACGGAGGACATCGACCCCGGTTTCAGCGTGACACCCGGAGAGGAAGAGGAAATAGACCCCGGTTTCAGCCAGGAGCCGAATCCGGACAGCGACAGCGGGGCGTCGGAAGAGGGTGACGACAGCGTGACCGGTCCGGAACAGCCGGCCGGGGCAAAGACTGACGGAAAAAGGAAAGGAGGCCAGCGATGAACCAGAATCAAGTGACCGCTTCACTGGCTATCGTGGCGGTGAGTAACGGAACGACTGTTAACGGGTATGTACGCGTGGACAATGGTCCGCTTATCCAGGCATGGACAAAGGGTAGCGACAAGTATACGCCGGATTTTGAAGCGTTGGCGGAGGACAAACGTCCTATTGTTATCGTCGTATTGCGGGATGTGAGCAGCGGGCGTATCCTCATCCCTTCCAAACTTGTATTCAAGTACAACGGTACCGAACTTGCATTCGGGGAGGATGGGCTGTGCAATACGGAACAGTTTGCCGGTACTTTCAAGCGCGTAACCGGGTACAATGTTAGTGTAGACTCGCAGTCCTATCCCATGACGGGACTTCGGGTGATGAAGAACCTCGTACCCATTTCCGGATATGACAATGACCGCATAACCGTTTCCGGTGAGGTTGAAATCGGCGGGCATACGGTCGCATTCAACGAACTTGCAACTGATGTTGTTATTCAGGAAAGTTCCGGTAAACAGTATGAACTGTTCATCACTTCAGACAAGGGTACGCAGATAATCAATCCGTCCGAAGTGCTGACGTTGAAGGCATCGCTGTACAGCGGCGGAGACCTTATCAACGATTTGGGCAATATCACGTTGCAATGGAAGAAGCAACTGCCATCGGGAGAGGCCAACCTCGGAACTCAGGGAACCCAGAACATTGCCGCGAATGATATTGACGGTTCGCTGGTGGTAAGTTGTGAGGCTGTGCAGAATGCGAAAGTCATTGCAAAGGGCTTCATTACCGTGTTCGACCTCTCAGACCCTATACTGGCGGCATTCAAGGTCAAGGGGCTTGCTTCTGACGGGCAGATATATCCTGGAGAAACGGGAACGCTGACGCCGTATGCCTATAAACGCCAGTCCGGTGAGGAGGTGGCGGTGGCAAGCTGGGACTTCGCCACGTTTGATGGCGAGAATAATCCGTTTACGCTGTCGGGAAAGGACAGCAACAAGTTCCAGGGCAAGGACATCGCACTGACCTATACGGATGCGGCGCGGGCCAAGACGTTCAGAGTAATTGCCACGAATACTAATCCTATTGAGCTATGATGGTGACAGCGTTTTTGAGTGTCGTAGCTGTCAGCGAGCCTGATCCGGTGGAATACGTTGACATCGAGTGCCAGCCGGCTGCCATCTCTGTGGACTGTAACAACGTGCAGATGGTGCCGCTGAAGCTGAAAGCCCTGCACCGCAGCGGGGCTGATGCGGCCCTGTTGGATGTATTCTGGCGGCTGCATGTCCAGTCGGCTGGCAAGGACCTCGGTACGGCGGATTCCCCCGGTGCATCGTCCGAATGGGAATACTACCTTCCGTCTGACAAGTGGGGCAATGCGGATTCTATTATCGTGGAAGCATACCGTGATAGTGCCCGCGAGACCCTTCTTGCTCAGAAGAGGGCCAGCATTGTGCGGCAAAATCCGTCCCCCTTCCCGGTCGATGGTGACTGGAAACCGCTGCCGTTCAAGTATAAGAATGGGGAATATTTCCTGGATAAGACATTAGGCTTCATATTTATGTGGATGAATCCTGTACCGGGAAACAGTGATAAACATCCGTTCTTTGACGTGGCCCAAAATCCGGACACTACTTCCTGGAAATCCATCCAGGAATACCCACTATTGGGTACGCAGCTTTTACTTGCCAGAAAGATAGACGCAGACCTTATCGACGTGGATAATCTGCGGGTGAAGCACCTGGATGGCGCAGACGGGACTTTTACAGGTGATTTAAAAAGTGGTAGTGTCAATATTGCCGGCGGGAAAACCCTTCTGAATAAGGATGGAAGCGGGAAATTAGCCAATGGAGCGGTAAGCTGGACAAAGGAAGGTGATGTGGACTTTTCGGGAAAGGTGCATTTGAATAAGGTCACTATAGAGAGGGGTGTTACCCCTGGGATTTCTCAAAATGGGCAGATATGGAAAGTCCCTGATACAGCGGATACCTTTATGGACCACATGGTAATAACCAGTGCTTTGTCTCAAGTGGCTTTGTCTTCTAATTACGATTTTTGGGGTGGACGCTCGCTTACTATCTTTAATGTTTCTGATGGGAAAGTAAAGATATTTGGTAGTGGTGAACCTGGTATATATGTTCCCGGAAACGGCTGTGTTCATTTGGAGTGTATTTCATCTACAGGAGCATTGGCAATATGGGGTGTGTTAGGTATTTCAGAAAATACTTTTATAGCGTTTCCGGTTCCATAGTTAAAAAAAAATGTATGGATATGTTTTTAAGAATTAACGACAAGCTGCTACATTTTCTTGCATGCCTTGCCATCACGCTGACAGCGGGTGAACTCTGTGCCGTTA